TATTACAGGTGATAGCAAGCACCGCAGCCATTTTATGGAGCACTTGGCTATTTGTTAAATATGGATGAAATAAACTGGACTTGGCGTGATTGGGGGCAACCATGCAAAGTTTAGAGGCTCAGAAATTCGATTATCTGATTGAACAAATAGAACAATCAGCGGCGGCTTTGAAAGCCATAAAGTTGTATATCCGGCTTCTCTTTTGGTGGATTGTCGGCGTACAGATCACCATTACAGTGATAGTCTGGTTGTATGCGTTAGGGGGGTGAATGAATAAACCGGACTTATAGCGGACTTATTGACAAAAGCTCTGGTACACTGTAATCAGAGCTTTTATATTTGCCCGGTGACGGTGGGACATCCGAGATGGAAAACGACACTCACGACAGCGCCAGGGTATAAAAGCACCAAAAACAAACAAAAAGCGACCTTTTTAAAGCCAGTTATGGACACTTTAGCCACTATTTTAGACGGTTTAGAGGATGCAGAACTCTCCTACGTCCTAGCCCGTAGCAAGGTCACATCCGACAAAGCGGGCTATGAAGCGGCAGGAGTATCTAAGTCTGCGTTTTATAGCTGGACTACCGAAAGGCGCGAGGATCTTAACAATCGAGCACAGGCACTCAAGAAAAACCGGGCAATTGCGGCTGAATTAATCTTTATTGATGCACTTGAGAAAGCGGCCCAGCTTATGGTTAACCAGCTTGATAGTGATAAAGAACATATTGCCCAGAGTGCAGCCAAAGATATTCTAGACCGGGCAATGGGATCGGCGGTACGCAAGGTAGACGTAACAAGCGGCGGCGAAAAGCTACCACCCATTCGATTTATTGAAGTCGAAGTGGAGCCTGATGACGATCCCGACTGAGCTATACAGTATCCAGGGTGACCGGGTGCGGCTGCATCTACATGCAGGACAGCAGCAAGTCTGGAAAAGTAAGCGCCGGACAATCGCCATGATCGCAGGGACACAGAGCGGGAAAACGAGCTTTGGCCCCTGGTGGCTTAAACGAGAGATAGATAGCTGCGGGGCAGGTGACTATTTAGTAGTCACGAGCAGCTTTGACCTTTTAAAACTTAAATTACTACCAGAACTGCTCAAGGTTTACACCCATATTCTGGGTATCGGGCGCTACTGGGCCGGTGATAAGGTGATCGAACTCAAAAACCCGGCAACGGGCGAGTTTGAAGCCACTAATGCCAGTGACCCGATGTGGAGCCGGATCATTCTCCGGTCTGCCAGCGCTGAAAGTGGTCTTGAAAGTGCGACCGCAAAAGCGTGCTGGGCTGATGAGGCGGGGCAGGATGATTTCCCCCTCAGCGCTTATGAGGCCATCATGCGGCGGCTGTCCCTGAGTATGGGCAGGATGTTGATCACGACCACGCCCTACAACCTGGGCTGGCTCAAGCAACAAATCTTTGACCGGTGGCAAAAGGGCGATTCAACGATGGATGTTATCCAGTATGCCAGTACGTTGAATCCTAATTTCCCTAGAGAAGAGTTTGAAGCCGCCCGCGAACGGCTGCCCGGCTGGAAGTTCCGTATGTTCTATATGGGCTTGTTTGAACGTCCGGCAGGTTTGATCTATTCTGACTTTATCGACGCAAGGCGGGAAAAGGGCGGACACAAGGTAGAGTCGTTTGAAATCCCGCATGAGTGGCCGCATTATGTGGGGATTGACCCTGGTGCGCCCAACATGGCTAGTTGGTGGATGACTCACGATATCACTCATGACATTTATTACGTTTACCGGGTGACAATGGAGGGCAAGAAATCCACCAGAGAACACGCTGAGGACTTTAAAAACTATGCACGGCGCAATCAATACAACGTGGTATTGTGGACTGTCGGCGCAAAGAGCGAAGAGCAACAGCGGCTTGATTTCAAGGAACATATCCCTAATGCAGTAGAACCGCCTATCCATGATGTAGAAGCGGGTATTGATAGGATCATAAGCCTGCTCAGGCAACATCGGATATTCTTCTTTGAAGATGATGGTTTTAATGGCATGGATGGGTTGTTTGATGAGTTTGCTACCTATAGCCGGGTGTTAGATGATAATGGTGATGCAACCGAAAAAATCAAGAACAAAGAGAAGTATCACCGCCTGGACTCAGGGCGTTATTGTTTAGCCAGTACGAGTGTAGTCTATGAAGATGCAGGCGAGATCAGTTATCCAGAACCTTATACATTCTCAAATTCGCCGTATTAGGGCGGCGCTGGGGGTGTCTGAGGCTGAGGCGCAACAGTATTTTGATGATCACCCCGGTTTTATCCTGACCGATGAACCGGAAAAAATCTACAGGGATCGGATATTAGATGAATGGGAATCGCAAGGTTGGCGACGTGCTGAATAAACTAAAAGCGCTGTTAGCGTCCTGGTTTGTTACCCGACCGGAAAATATCATCACTCCCCCTGCCCCTGCTGATGATAAGGGCGAGGCGGCGGGTGGATCGAAAATCTTTAGCGATGGCCCTTGGATCATCTACGATGGGGTGAACTATGCGCCACCGTTTACCGTTCCCTCGCATCTGGCAGATAATCAGGCGATAGTAACTAACCTGGCCGAGTCTTACGCCCGCTACCATTCGCAATTTGGCGATCCATACATTACCGGTCAACCGGTCCAGATGCTTACTATTAGCAACCCGCTCCGAGAATGGGATTTTACCACCCGAAAGTACATCCTTGAGCAATGTCACCTGGCATGGGAACGTAACCCGCTGGTCAATGCCGGTGTGACCTATAACCGTCTATTTGCCGTTCAGAATGGCGCGCGGATCACGTATCGCAATGAGCAGGTAAAAGAGGCGCTAGAGAAGTTCATGGATAACCCTGAAAACGACTTTCGCAACCTTGAAAAGTCCATGCTGGATACACTACAGATTGAAGGGGAGTTGTTTATCCGGTTCCATGAGAGTGATGGCGAAGTGATCTGGACATGTATCCCGGCATGGGCGGTGCAAGGCATTGAGCATGAAATAGGGTTTATCCGCCGGGTGTCAAATTATCACGTTAACTACACGGAAGATAACGGCATTGGCACCCAGAGCGAAAATATTAATGAGAAAATCCCGGCAGACGAGGTACACCACGTCAAGATCAACGCCAAATCCTACGAACAGCGGGGCCGCCCGGAAGTCTTCAAAATCCTGCCCTATGCCAAAGCGTACAAGCAGTGGTTGGAACAGCGGGCACGCCAGAACCACTACAAAGGCTCGTTTGTCCTGGATATTACATTGATAGGGGCAAAATCAGGAGCGGTGTCTGCCAAACGTGCCCAGTACAACCAACCGCCCTACGGCGCTACCGTAGCGGTACACAATGACCAGGAGCAGCACCAGATTATCGATCCTAAAATCGGCGCATCTGATGCAGCCGAGGACGGGCGGCAAATCCGGCTTATGGCAGCGGCAGGGATGCGGACACCTGAATACATGCTGGCAGACGGTAGCAATGCCAACCTTGCCAGCGCGACGGCGCAATCCCTGCCCGCCCTGCGCTCGTTTGGCGAATGGCAGGACATTATGAAGGATCAAATCCTTATCCCGGTTTGTGAACGGGTGTTGAAAGCATCTGGATTTGACCTTGACGCGGAAGTTGGCGAGCAATCCCCCGGTGACTGGGAAAAGACGGGGGAGAAGATCAAAGTCCGCGATGCTTTCGAAGTCAAGTATCCCGACCTTGAGAGTGATGATCCTAAGTCATTGGCTGAGGCGCTGGCGATTGCGGTTGATAAGGAATGGATGAGCAATGAAACCGCTACAACCCTGCTCCCGTTTGACCTCAATCCACAGGATGAACAGCGCAAGATTGAAGCCGAAATGGAACGGGAGCAAGACTTAATCACCAAAGGGTTGAAGCCTGATATGTCGGCATTATTCGGGCAACCCGGACAGAATGGAAACCAACCAGGAGAGGAGCCAACGAATGGCAACCAAAACAGCGGACAAGACGGAAATAGTGAACGGAACGCACAAAGCGACCGAGGAACCGACGAGCGACCAGCCAGAACCGCGTAAGTGCCGGTATTGTCACGCGTCGAAGTTTCAGAAAATCGAGATCGTGCAGGTGTTTGACGGCGGCGAACAGGTGGAAGTCGTTACTGACAAGGTGCAACTGCTGTGCATGATGTGCCGTCAACTGAGTGAACTTTAACAACTGAATTATGCCAACCGTAGCCGAACAGATCGAACAGGGTAATGAATATGTGATGGGTCACATTTACGCCCTGGAAGATCGGGTGGTGCGTGAGTTATTCAGGCATTACCAGCAAGCCTATCAGGATATCAAGGC